TAGTGATGTAATTAACCGTTTTTCGCTAAGAAGATTAGATCAAATTTCAGAAAATTCTGCTGCATATAAGTTTGCTCAATCCAGAGGATTAACTAAAGTTCAAAACTTTGGCGATATTATGTATGCTGATGCAATGGATAATAAAGTTTATATCTTTAACTTTGACCATCGTTCTGGTAAAATCCTAGGTCTTGCCACTAGAAGTTTAGATCCATTTACTGATCGAAAATACTTAATTAAATCCTATAATGAGGTTTCTAAAATCTTTACTAATAAAGATACACCAGAAATTATTGATGATGCAAACTATCTCAATAACTATTTTAATATCTTAAATGTAGACTTTACTCAGCCCCTAATGGTAGCCGAAGGTCAAATTGACTCAATGTTTTTAAAGAATGGTTTGGCAACCTCTGGAGTTTCCAAAGCTAAATCTATTCTAAAGTCAATGGGCGCCGTTGATATTAAGATCATATTTGACCGTGATAAAGCTGGTAAAGATTCAATGCTGGCTTTTATTAAAGATGGATATTCAGTGTTTTTATGGAATAGTTTAATGGAAGAGTTAAAGAAAAGATTTCCAACTCAAATTATTAAATTATCAAAAATTAAAGATATTAACGACCTATTTCTTTTCTTAAATAAACAGGATCCGTCTCTTACAATTACACAATTTCAGGAATTAATAGGTAAGCACTTTAGTAATTCAGTATACGATATCGTTTATCTATAAATATTATATGAAGGATCCTAATCAAAAGAAGAATATAAAAACATTTCTTAAGCCAAGAGTCGGAGGATCTGTTAAGCAAGGTTATTTTAGACCTCAACAACCTGATCGCTATATGGGCGATCCAAGTCAAATCATCTATAGATCCAGTTGGGAATACAAATTCCTAAAATGGTTAGATTCAAGTCCATCCGTTCTTAAATATTCGTCTGAACCGTTTGGTATTCCATACTATAATCCAATGGACAAACGCGGACATATTTACTATATTGACTTTTTTGTTAAATTGGTTGGGCCTGGAGAAACTGAAGAAAATTGGTTAATTGAAATTAAACCAAACAAATATGTGTCACCTCCAACCAAACCAAAGCGAATGACTGATAAACAAACTGCAAATTATGTTTATGCTGCAAAGCAGTTTATTATGAATCAAGCTAAGTTTGAAGCAGCTAGGGACTATGCTGCGCAAAAGGGCATTAAGTTCGGTATTATTACCGAAAACTTCTTATTCAAAAGTTTGTAGAATATAAAGATGATCAAGCCAACATTTAGTGACCAAATAGATTTTTTTAGAAATAAAGGCGAAAAGATGGATGACCCATTTTTTGGTAGCATCCAGCCTTTACCTGAATCTATCTTTATTCCAGGTCATATCTATACATTTTTTGCACAACCAGTAGATGACTCGCAAATTCCAACTGCAGATCAATATCTTGATGCTAGGGAAATGGCCAATTATCCAATTAAACGCCCGTACTACGATCAGCGCCCAATTGGTATCTGTCTATCTAATGATTTAGCAGATGTTACTATACTAAACCTTAAAGTAATGCCCGTAGGGTCGACCCAGGTTATCCTGAATATACTCTGGCAGACCTTTAATAATATTATAAGTAAATCATATAGTGATAAAGGTGAGTTTATAAGTGATACCAGGAAGCTGTATCAATTACCTGAATATACTCCACTTATGAGATTCAATGCAGAACCATTTATGATGGCTGACCTTTTTCAAAAGGCGAGCGGAGGTAGATTTAACATTCGTTACGCAGTAAATAAATATCAAAAAGCAAATATTACAAATCCTACGCTTATTCCGTTCCATCTGGCCCCTAGAATTGCTCAAACCAATATCTTTGATGGAATTCAGACAAGATCTTTAAGCATGGACTCAGTAATATCACAATTTAACGCATAATTATGGCAGGATTTCTAGACAATATCGGCTTAGGCGGAATTAAATCAAGACTATCAGATTTAAGCCGAGTTGGTATGAAGTACGAGGATCTTTTAATTAAGAACTCACAATCAATTGGATTTATTGAAAGTCAACTAATGCAAGCTAGAGGTAGTGCTTTACCTGGAGGTCAAACTGACTCTTTAGCAAGAGCAACTATGGCAATTTCAGATACGACTTCTGCCCTTAGGACTAAAGCTATTGCATTTTTTCAATTAGACTATGCAACCAAAAGAGAAAGATTAAGAGATCTTGCATCTAATGGTGAAATAGAATTTGTTATTGAATCTATTACAGATGATGTTATTGTTTTTGACGAAGATAACCGTTTTGCATATCCCAATGATTTAGTTGGAGAAATGCTTTATAAAGGTAAAAACAAAGAACAGCGTCTTAAGTATCAAGAGAAAGTTATTGAAAAATATAATGAAAATTTTGAGAAAATCTACAATGCATGGGGTTTCAACGAAGGAATTTCTGCATGGCAGTATTTTTATCAATGGTTAATTGAAGGTCACTTGGCCTTTGAAATTCTCTATGATGATTTACAAAACCCAAGAGAAATTATTGGATTTAAAGAAATTGATCCATCTACTCTATATCCACAAATCAAAAAGGATTCTCTTGGAAAGATATTTTTAGAATGGGCACAAAAAGTTCCAGGCGAATCTAAAGTAAGAACCCTTACTGATTCTCAAGTTCTATACTTATCTTATTCAAATCACTTTAGAACAAAGCGTATTTCGTTTGTAGAAAGAATGGTTAGATCATTTAACTTAATGCGTGTTATTGAACACTCTAAAGTTATTTGGCATACAATGAATGCTCCAATTCGTTTAACTACTAAAGTTCCTATTGGAAGTAAGTCTCTAAATAAAGCAAAAGAAGATGTTAGAGAATTTGCAAACCAATTAAAAGAGGATATTTTCTTTGATACTAATACTGGAGAAATTCAAGTAGATGGTCGTCCTAACCTATTATTCTATAAGAATTACATTTTACCAGTTAATGACCAAAACCAGGCAATTGAAATTGCTCCATTGGAATATGCAGGTCCTAACATGTCAGGATCTGAACTTCTTAACTATTTTAAAGAGAAGTTGAAAATGGACTCTAAAATCCCTTATTCAAGATGGGATTCAGCAAATGGTGCAGGTCAATATACAATGAATGCTGAAGGTATTCGTCGTGAAGAGATTCGTTATAATAAATTTGTAACTCGTCTTCGTTCAGCCTTTAAAGAGCTTTTAACTAAGCCTTTATATCTTCAAATGTGCCTTGATTTTAAAGACTTAAAAGACGATTATCGTTTTAAAAATGCAGTTGGTATTAACTGGCATGATGATAACGTATTTGAAGAAATCAAGCAACAGGATCTACTTAACAAACGTCTTGCTACACTTAACGCTCTTAAAGGAGTTGTTGATGATGAAGGTAAGCCTTACTTCTCTACTGAATACTTGGTTAAAGAGTATTTAAAAATGAGTGATGAAGATCTTTTGAAAAACAAGGACTATATGAACCAAACTCCAACTGGAGAGGGTGAAGCTGGAGAAGCCGCTGCAGCCGGCGCTGCCCCTGAAGCAGGTTCTGCCCCAGAAGGTGGAGCAGGTGCTGAAGCCGCAGCTGGAAAAGAAACTGCATCTGAAGTAGGTGCACCAGGCGCTCTATAATTAATCCATCATTTACTACATAAAAAAAGCCGCTAATGCGGCTTTTTCTTTTTATAATAGTTTTAATTATGAATATGCAATAACAAACCTAACACTTTCGTCAATTGTTAGCATAATATGAATCGCATCTCTATTTTGGTCAATTCCATCTGGCATAATATAAGCCTTTGCTGTCCAGTTTCTATTTTTTAGAAGAGTACAGTGATCTTGTAATTGAGTTCTAATTGTATTTTCGATTCCAATCGTATCAAATGAGTTTGAAAATGTAAACAAAAATTTATCTTCATCTACTCCATATTGATTTTCTCCCAATACTGAATTTTTTGGCGTCATTAAGGTCATTTTAATTTGAGCAAGTAGAATCTGAATTTCTTCCTGTTCAACTATTGACTCAGCATTATATCCAGGATCATTTTCGTGTTTTATGTAGATATCAGTAATCATATTAGAATCTCATTGTATACATCCAACCTGCAGAGTTTTCTCCTTTAATTGCTTCTAAAACTGCTGTCATTTCAGTATCAGCTTTTGTTACTAAGTTGGTGTAATTTATTTTAACATCTCCAGGTAAAACATAATCAAATGTAGTAATCATTTCACCAAGGCGTTGTTTAGACTTTGCTCTACAATAACGCTGAAACATTTCATCTTCATATAGATTAGATGGATCAATCTTTTTTGCAACTTCTAGAACAGCTCCTCTTTTTGGAGTTCTACCAAGAACTGTTAATTGTTTAGTGTTTTTATTATAATCGTATGCAATAGTATCTAACAGAAATGCTCTGGTTAAATCTAGGAATGAAAACATTACAGTTCTATACATTAATGATTCTCCAACAAATGGCGTTAAAAACATTTCTGCTCCAACAAATTTGTTTTCACCAAAGTCTCTATCCATTGTTGAGAATACAGAAGCTCCAGTTGGTTCAACTGCTTTATGTACAAACTGTACGCAATCTGGTAAAGTAATAGTACGACTATCTTTAAATTGTGCTGCACTAAATACCTCGATTGGGATTTGCAAATACGCTTTATCTAGAGCATATTGCCAATTATCATAGAAAAAGGCTTCGGCATTTTTTATAACCCTTTCTACCTCTTTAGTTGGAAGTTGATATGGAAGGGATCCCGAAAACGTTACTTCATCGATAATATCTGATATTAATTCTTGTCTAGTCACGCGTTTTGCGTTATTTTAGTTAGGCAACTGGTGCCTGAGCTGCTGTAAGTTTAGCGGCTTCTGCTTTCTTTTTGTCCTCTTCAGTCTTAAGTTTATTAGCCTCAGCAATCTTTAATCTAATTGCATCAAGTTCTTTTTGAGAATCTAATACTTTTTGCATTGCAGTTGCTTCTTGTTGATTTAAGGCAACTAAATCTGCTGCTGCATCTTCATTTAGACCAAAGTAGTTTTGAAATGACTTAACCATTTTTAATTTAGTTCTTTTTATTATTTATCGGAAAGATAGTCCGAAAAACTTTTTACGTGGGTTGTTCCAGAACCAGGATTTGCTCCAAGTTCTTGACGACTTCCTCTATATGCACCCCATTGAGATGGTACTCTCATAGTTCCGGCAACTCTTTGTGGAGCTCTTTCCGGTGGCATATCATCCATATCTGGATTGCTTTTCTTGCGGTCTCTGAGTAACTCTGGGGTTAGCAGGTCCTCTTCAATCTTTCCACCTAATATCATCCATACCTTTTTAGGATCCTTTCCTTCAGGGATCCCCTGTGCAAAACTATCAAAATCTTGAGCTAACCAAAACTCTCTCATTAAGGTTCCAGAAACTCCATCGTCATCTCCTTCTGCTCCAGAGTTTCCACCAAATTCTGGTCTTTCTGTTGTAATTCGGTTAATTTTAGAAATAGATCCTCTCCACTTCTCCATGGCAGCCCATCTAGGCATATCTTGTTCAGTTGCATAAAGATTTACAACTGTATTTGGAGCATATTGAGTTTGGCCTAGAGCTTCAACAAATTCATATCCGCTTCTAACTGGCGTAACTTCTGATAGGTGTAATTCAACGTTATCAAAATCTTCTAAGTAATAATCAAGTACATCCATTGCAGCTTTGCCAGTAATTCCAGCCATTTCTGTCTTGGAAATAAACACATGTACCTCGTCATTTTCTTCTGCAATTTTTGCAATTGCTTCATAGTGACCGGCATGAGGTGGTTTGAATTTACCACTAAATATACCTACAGTTTTAATATCTAATTTTGGAACTTGAGTACGACCAATTTTTCTGGTCTTCATTGTAATTTCGCTAAACTCGTCTTCTAGACTTTTTGCAAGTTCTAGGTTTTTACGATCATCATCATAAAATGTAAAATGAGTAAAGCCTTTTGCCATTAATTTACGAAATGCTTCTTTTTTCTTTTCTGCAATAGTTCCATCAAATCCAAAGTCTGGATCGCTTACTGCGTAAATTAAATTAGGGTGAATATCGATACCATGGGACAATAGGAATTCTCTGACTAATTTCTTATTATCTCTAGCTGTAATAATCCCGACAGCGGTCCCAGATTCATACGCAGTACGTAATATATTAAGTACCCATTCAACCAATCGACCAGCCTTTAAGATATTAGCATCATTAAATTGGTTGTAGTCAACCTCATGATGAGGTTCCTTTTCATATTCATTAAACTCCTGTGGAGTAAGATCAAATGTTTTGCCAGTCAAGGCGTCCTTAACTATAATCTTTGCATTAGTGACAACTAGCGTATCATCTAAATCGAATATAATAATTGAATTATCTCTAGAAAATGCCATTTCGTTTACTCTTTGCACTGGCCTACTATTTTTTGTTATTTATTTAGCCAGTTATTCAATGTAAATATACTAATTCTGGACTAATAAAAGCAAAAAACGCAAAGCTTAGGGCCTTGCGTTTTTCGATCAGGTTCTTCCGACTGGTAAGATCTGCTTATATTGAGGTTTTAAGTTGAGAAACAGCTTTTTCATATTGTTCTGGTGTAATACCAATCATATCAGCCTGGTCTTCCTTTGACATTTTTAAAGTAAGCTCTTGGTTTTTTGGATCAGCTAACCATTGTGTAACTTTTGCATATACTGCTTTATGTGATTCTTCAGCCTCATACATTCCCATGTTTCCAGACCAACCTGAACCACATTCCATTAGACCATTTTTATAACAACCAATTGCTTCAGCAACATACTCGTTATATTCAACTGGAGTTTCATCATTATGAATTTCTAAAGCTTCGCTACAAAGTTTTTCGCAAACTTCTTTAACCATTTCGCAAGTTGATTCATAACAAGCTGATTCGTTATTCCAACCTTCATTAATTGTCATACCATCATCAACCATTTCATACATACACTTTTCCATATATGCACAAGCTTCATTAATATAACCTTCAAATTTATGTTCAGGATCTTCATCGTCTTCGTACATTGAAGCATCTGAACAAGTAGATTCACAAATTGACTCAATTAAGTGGTGAGCAGCTTCAGATATCATCATTTTCTTACCATCATGGCAAGTATGACCTTCATTTCTTGGTCCAAATGTTTCTGGCTCTTCGCCATCTCCTTCTTCATCCCAATATTCAGCTTCGCAGTGTTCGCCACAGTCTGAACAAATATCACCCATCATAACTGAAGCTCCGCAACAGTTTGAAGTAGCTCCATATTCATAAGCATCTCTAGGATCCCATGATTCATTTACTTTTGCTGCATCGTATACAGATTTTAACCAACCTTCTAGCTCTTTATTATCACCAGAATTTAGGTTACTGTATTCTTTTTTAAATGCTCTAACAAAACTCTTGAAAGTTTTAGATTCTTTTGCTAAAATATCAAGTTCAGACATTACGCCTTCTTTAATAGCAACAGGCTTTTTCTTTTTGATAGCATCAGTTTTAAATGCTTTGTAATCTTCAAAGTCATTATCGCCATCACCATCTTTATCGTATTTAGGATTGTATTTCTTCTTTTCAGTTAAGAAATCTGCAAATCTTAATACTTTATTTTCAACAACCTGAGGTTCTTGACCACAAGTTTCACAGTCTTCTGTTACTTCTGGATTTCTGCCAGTTTCTCCATCAAACTGCTCATCTTCTGAGTAGTAGTTTGCCTTCTTTAAGAAAGAAGGTAGGTCTTTATTAGAAAATTTTCCCATTTTAAATAGTTATTTCATGGTTATTTATCTAGATCGGTCCTCTATACTTGACTCTTTTAGTCCATTACTGTCCTCTGAGACAGTAATCTTAACATGACCATTGTCTTTTAGCTTACCATCTATCCAAAGTTCAGCTAGGAGATCTTCGATATGATTTTGAACCATTCTTTTAATAGGACGTGCTCCATATTTCTCATCATATCCATGCTCAATAATAAAATCTTTAGCCGCTTGATCTAATTCAAAAGTATAACCATTTTCTAGTGATCTTGCTAACAAATCTTTAATTTCAATTTCTAAAATTTGACCAATTTCAGCTTTTTCTAGAGAATCAAAGATAATAATATCATCTACACGGTTTAGAAACTCTGGTTGGAACTTATTTTTAAGAGCTTTGTCTAAAATACTCTTTGCAAGTGCCTTTTCCTTTTCAATATTGTTTGCGGTTGCAAATCCAATACCAACTCCACGATCTTGCATGTCTTTTACACCAACATTAGACGTCATAATAATAACCGTGTTTCTAAAGTTGATTTTTCGGCCTCTTCCATCAACAGCATAGCCTTCATCAAGGATTTGGAGTAGATTATTGAAAATATCTGGATGGGCTTTTTCAATTTCGTCTAATAGAACTACTGAATATGGCTTTCTACGAACTTTTTCAGTTAATTGACCACCCTCTTCGTAACCAACATAGCCTGGAGGCGCTCCCATCATTTTAGAAGCTGTAAATTTCTCTCCATACTCATTCATATCGACCCTAATAATATTTTCTTCAGAATCAAACATTTCATGAGCTAGAGCTTTAGCTAATTCGGTTTTTCCAACTCCAGTTGGGCCCAAAAACATAAATGTTCCAATTGGTTTTTTGCGAGATGCAATATTTGCTCTACTACGTTTAATTGCTCT